TAATCTCTTTTGCACTGACAGAAGATTTTTTTTGTTTTCTTTTTCCAACCATCTTTTAAATCTTTCCAAAATATTTTGATTTCTTCTATTAAAGTTTTAAAAAATTTATCCATAATTACTCCTATGATTCTTCAATTTCTTCGCATTTAAAATTTACTAACACTTTATTTCTGTTCAATATACCACTATCTATTTTATTTATCTCTTCAATAGATCGTTGATAACCCGAATTAGCACATTCTTCCCAAGAGTTAAAGACAAAATTATCATAAATTGCTGGTAAGCAATTAAGGTGTACAGCTGAACAAATATTTAAAATCAAAATAAACTTCATTTGATTTTATTAACAGATTAGAAGGAAAAATAAAAATTATTAATCTTTAATTTCCCATCTTTGGTGTAATTCATTCCACACATAAAAATCACCTAAAGGTGTTACTCCATCTCTTTGTGTTAAATTTTTAGTATAAGTTTCGGGAGGATCACCAGCAGGAGATTTCCAAACATACTCAGGTTTTTTTAAAACCCATGATGGATAAGGTTTTGGTGGTATAAAAGCATCTTCAGTAAGATTATATATATATCCTATTCCAGCATAATTTTTTCTCGTACCATCAGTAAAAGTTTGAACCCATTGTGCTTCAGAATTTTTATATAAATCTTTTAAAAAATTAATTCCATTTTGTTCAGTTGTTGCTACATTATCTGAAACTTCTATTACTTGAACTACTATATTATTTTCTATTTTAGTAAATGTTGCCATTATGCTGTATAACTCCCACTTCCTGTAAATGTTAATATTGTGTCTGCACCATCTGTTGTAACTGTTGGTGAACCTGTTGTCGTTCCTGAATAATTAGCTGTCAACATTCTAAGAATAACAACCCCTGTTGCTCCAGCTGTAGGTGTTACTGAATTATTTGTACTACCATCACCTCCACCTCCAGTGTTAGCAGTTTTACTTGCAGGACTAGCATCAGAACCAAATCCACCGACTGCTCTTGTAACTGATGATCCTGTAATTGAAGATGCTAAACCAGCTCCACCAGCTGTAGGAATACTACCGCCACTATTGTAAGTAGCTCCAGCAGCAGATGCTCCTCCACCCGCACCAGCAGAATTAAAATTACCAGTTACTGAACCTCCATCAAAACCTTGATTAGCAGTCCCTGAACCACCTGTAGCTGAAGAGTGTGGTACTCCATCTGCTGCACCACCACCTGATCCACCTGATCCAGCAGTGCTTCCTCGAGATTCGTTTCCACCCATACCATAGCCACCTCCTGTAGATGTAATAGTTGTTATACCTGTTCCTGATATTGAACTATCACCACCACTATTACCACCTACTCCATTTTCATAACCAGCAGCACCCGCTCCACCTACTGTAACTGTGTATTGAGTTCCTTTAAGTAATTCCAATGGTGTTTCAGTTGAACTATTACGACCTGATACTTCACTAGCATAAGAATTTCTATATCCGCCAGCTCCTCCTCCGCCAGCATAATATCCACCTGTAAAACCATGACCACCGCCACCTCCACCGCCAACAATTAAGTATTCAACATCATAAGCAGTAGCATTTTCAACATGGTCATCTTCTGTTGGAATCCACCCTTTAGTTGCACCTGAATATACAATATTAACAGCAGTACCATTTACTTTATATGCTATACCTGTGCTAGCAGTTCCTTGAAATTTTAATGAATTTGTATTTATAATTAAATTATTTGTTCCAAAATTTCTAGCATAATCAATGAACCATAATTCATCACCTACACTTGCTGAAGCTGGTAAGGTTACAGTAACAGCATTAGAAGTAGTATCTATCCAATATCCTCTTCCAGCTACTACTGTAATAGTTGCAGCTGTAACAATAGAAGATTGCCATGATATTCCACCAGATACTTCAGCAAAAGATAACTGACCAACACCTGTTGTGCCTGATCCTGTTACCGAATCAACTTTTAAAAATCTATCTGCTGTTACGTTTCCTGTAGGGAACTTTAATGTGTAAGATTGTGAGGACGAATGCGGCGGGGATTGGAGCTTAATTCCGTGGGAGTTGGACTCGCAGTTAAGTTGGATAGTTCCTGGATTAGTTGCACCCATTACTTCAATATTACCAGTTCCTTTAGGTCCAACTTTTACACTTACATTCGAATCATCACCTGTTGCTTGAATAGATGGACTATTACCTGTTGCAGCATTAGTTACATCTATTTGATTTACCGCAGATGATGTTGTTTGAAAGATAATTTGTTCATTACCATTTTCATCACCAATAAAATGTGCATCGTCAAATAAAATATTATGAGAATTAGTATCTAAATTTCCACCAAGTTGAGGTGATGTATCATCAACAACATTTGACATATCTCCAGAACCATCAACACCAGAATAACTAAAGTGAACTCCAACACCATCTGTATTTGAAAATGTACCACTTGATACTACATGAGTTACTGGAACTTTTGTATATCCAGATGCGTCTGTAACAGCACCTGTGACTTTAAATAAAGCATAAGTAGATGGTGTACCTTCTTTAGTTACAGTTACAATCCCTCTTGCAGTTGTGTTTGATATATCATCCCAAGATTGTACAAATGATGATATATCTGCACTTGCATCATCTGCATCATCTACAAATAAAACTGATACACTTGATAGCGTACCATTATTAAAAGCAATTTTTCCTGCACCTGGATCGGCATCAGAAGTTGAACTACTGAATGTCATTGAAAGTTGTGAATTAGTACCAGCAGGTCCTGTAGCACCTGTTGAACCAGTTGATCCTGTAGAGCCAGTTGAACCTGTATCTCCTTTATTACCAGACCTTGAAAAAGCAACTGATAAATTATCAGCAGCACTAAATGTATTGTTACTTGCTACATGAGTAACTGTTAATTTTACATATCCTGAAGCATCTGTGGAAGCTCCAGTTATATTAAATCTAGCGTAACTTGAACTATCATTAATATCATAGATCATTAAGCTACCTCTAATAGTAGAAGTAGAATCATCCCAAGTTAAAATATCTGAAGATACAGTTACTCCATTTGCATCAGCATCATCTATATATATTTCTGTAACAGATGCGTATGTACCATTGTTAAATGCTATCTCACCAGCACCAGGATCAGTATCAGATGTTCCTGTGTCAAACTTATAAAAATATCCTGGTATTGCACCATCCTCACCAGATGCTACAAAAGATATAAATACTTTATCATTATTAGAAAAAGTACCCGCAGTATCAATGTAAGATACAGTTATTTTTGAATAACCAGATGCATCTGTGATTGCACCAGTTACTTTAAATACCATCCAAGTATCTAAAACATCTACTTTTGATATTCTTATTCTACCTCTATTAGTATCATTACCAGTTACATCATCCCATGATTGAATCCACTCAGTTACATCTGTGCCATGAAACTCTAAATCATCAATATAAATTTCAGTTGCACTAGCAATCGTTGAATTGTTTAATCTAAAAAATCCTGCTCCTGGATCAGAATCTGTTGTTGTTGTTGAATATTGAAATTGTGCAGAATCTCCACCAGCAGGTAGAAAGTTTGCAATCGTTGTTAAATCACCAGAACTATCAAATCCTAGTGCTTTATCTGCTCTTGTTGTTGCACTATCTGTAAACTCTGATGATGAAATAGTATTTGTTCTTGAAACTTTAAAAGAACGGTCTAATGCTTCTTGCATTTGTTGAATCGTCATTGTTGCACGATCCAGTCCCTCTTCGTGAGTCTCCGCAGGGAAAGGATCATTGGCTATATAATCTATAGCCTGAGTTTGCGGGACAGCTCTTCTAATAACCACAGTTTCACCTGATGCAGGTATATTGCCAGATGTAAAAGTTACATTTCCACCTGAAGCATCTCCTGCACCACTTACTGTGTAGTGTGTTGTTAGAGTCTTTGTTGTTTCTGCTCCTGTAGAGGAACGTATAATAACCTGTAGGTCTGTGTCTGCAAATATTTTGAACGTATAAGCAAAAGCTGTAGTAGAGCCATTACCTGAATATGAGTTTTTTACTGTTGTTGAAGATACTGTCATAATTCTCTATATTACTATTCTTTCTTTTGTTCAATATCATTATTGGGTTCATAATACAATATTTTAAGAGCTTCTTTAGCCATTTTAATCATCATAAAAACCATATCATCTATAATTTGTTGTTTTTGATCTGCGTCTGCATTTTTCATATTAAATGCTTTTCTCACATACTCGTTGTGTTGATCCATTATATTTTTATATCTTTCTAAAACTGCTATATTTTCATCTATTAGTTTTTTTCTCTTAGCAAGTTTAGCTGCTTCTTTAAAGTTTCCTTCTTTTTTAAGTTTTTCAATAGTTGGTTTATATTTTTTGTATTTCTTATATTCATCATAAAAATCGGTAATAAATTCTGATTGCATACTAGGGTCTCTTAAATTAAAAGCTCTTAATCCTGGTATTTTAGTTAAAGAATCCGTAGGTCTTATAGGATCATCTATTATGCCAGTTTCAATTAATGCTTTATCTAATCCCATCATAAAATAATTACCTAATCCACCTGTCCAACCTCTTATGTAATTATCAATAACTATAGGTG